CTGCAAGCGCTTCCTTGCGGCTTCTTCTTCTTGTGCTGCTTGCGTGCGCATATTCAGTAAATCAAGACGAAGTTGATATTCTTCATTGATAAGATCGATGATCTTTTGTTGACCTTCTGCACCGGCGATAGCTTCTTCTCTCGCAAGATCAAGCTTTTCTTTTTCTAGAAGATAACCTTCATAAATAAGCTCTAATTGCAATTCCTTGTTGCGCCACTCTCTGGAATCTATTTTTTCATTATCTATTATTGTTGTTTTTACTTTTTTATCTTCCTTCTTATCAACTGATATTGATAATTTAATTGGTTTGGTATTTTTTAACTTGTTAATAATTCCTGTTTCCTCATTCATGCGTTCTTTGAATTTTTTTAACGTTATTAGATTTAAACTAAATTCTTCTTTTAATAATTTTATTTTTTCCTCATGAACTAAAATCATTTTTTTTGTTACATCTTTATTTTCTAATTCCTTGATATTGAACAGCCAGAAGTAAGCATCCTTGATTTTTTCATCCAATCCGGTCCATTCGGCAATCGCCTCGCCTAATTTGAACGCGGCAATCGCAACGCCAGCGGCAATAGCAATCTGGCCGAGAACGGCGGGAAGTCCTGCCAAAACAGCCTTGAAGTTTGTGAATAGTGGCGTGATCTTTGAAATTTGCTCCATAGACAACATTCCGGCGTGATAGGCTTGGAGCGCAACAATCCCGACCTTGACAGTTGCCGTCATGGAAATTACAGCCGCCTTAATTGCAGCTAACCCTGATACGGTTGCCGTGTATGCGGTTTGTGCTGCGAGTAATCCGGCATATGCCTTTTGCGCCATCCAGAGACTTCCGGTTGCGATTTTAACTACACCGGAAAGCGCCATGAATCCAGCGCCAGCAGTGCCCAACACTAGCGCAAGCTTTGCGGCTGTATTAATTAAGCTTTTGTTTGACTCGATGAATTCGATTGAAGCCGTCGCCGCATTCGTAATCGACTCCATCCATGATTGCAACGTTCCGGAGAGAGCCTCGCCGATTGCGATTTGCACGCCCTCTATCGCGGACATCATTTTCCGGAAAGAGCCGCCTAATTCAGAATCCATTGTTTCAGCCGTGCGCTTTGCGGTTCCGTCAATATCTTCAAGCGTTTTTTGCATTTGCTTGAATGATCCGGCGTTCGCCAGCTTTAGCGCAGCGGCCTGACCGCGACCGAATACGGTTTCAAAGATAGATAACCGTTGCGCTGATCCAAGGCTTTTGGTTGCCGCGCCGATATCGCTGATAATAGCCGCGACTTTTCGCAGATTGCTGCTACTGTCAGCAGCAGCAACGCCGAGTCCCGAAAGCTGTTCTTGCACAGCACTTGTCGATAAATTCTTATACGCTCGCGCAAGTGCCGTACCTGCCATAGATCCTTTGATGCCGTTATTTGCTAGAACAGCCAGAGCCGCCGACGTGTCGCGTATATCCTCGCCAGCCTCCACGGCAAGAGGCGCAACATACTTCAACGACTCGCCAAGATCCGTTAATGTTTGTGCTGAATTATTAGCAGTTGCAGCCAATACATCAGCAATCATTGTTGTGTCGTTTGCGGTGAGATTAAATCCGCGCATCGCAGCCGCCGCGATATTAGCAGCCTCGCCGAGTTCGGTTGCCGTGCTTCTGGAAAGATCAAGCGTACTGGAAATCGATGCAAGAATTTCGCCAGTCTTATAACCGGCGCGACCAAGTTCAGTCATGCCTTCCGCAACCTGTTTTGCCGTGAACGAAGTTGACGCGCCAAGCTCTTTCGCCTTGTCGTTCAGCGCGTCAAACTCCGTTCCGACAGCACCTGTTACAGCCTGCACAATCTTCATTTGGTCGGAAAAACCCATGAACGTATTTGTTGCGTACGCAAATGGGATCGCAACCACAGCGGACATGCGCAACATTTGCTGACCGATTGTATTCATGACAGTGCCAAATGCTTTCAACTCGGCTTGCGCCCTGCGAAAGCCTTGCGGCAATTTGTCATCTAAATACAGTTCGACCTTTGCGCGTCCAGCTGGTTTGCCTGTACTCATTTTTTCTCAGCCTTCTTTTTTACAAAACAATCTTTCATCGCCTGAAATGCCGCTTTCGTATCCTTGATCGGTTTTAATTTCTCCCGGTATGGAGAAAAATAATCCGGCGGCAACTGATTTGATTTTGGATCTCGATTTACGTTCACAATCAACGTTCCGAGTTGGCTTGTTCTTGCCCATTCAGCGCGGCCTCTTGCGTCTGCCATCCATACCAACTCACGAAGCGTCAATCTTTCTGGACCGACTCCGACGAGTCCGGCGAGTTCGTAGATGGTTTTCCAGAGTCCGGCAACATCGCCGCGTTTAGGCTCGCCATCGCGTGATCCAGCATTACGCCCCGAAGCGCCCGAAGTTTTTCCAGTGCCGTTTTCAACACGTTCCTCCGGGCAGTCGGGAAAAAATCAATGATCGCGTCCAGCAAAGCGGACGTTGCGCTTTCAATGACATCGCCAGTGATACCAGCGCTAAACGTCTCTTGATCCATGCCGCGAGCTTCAACCTCTTTCTTGCATACGGCATAGATCGCATCCACCAGCATTACCGGATTTTCGGCCATCTGCAAAAACGCTGAATTCTCGGAACTGCTGTTTGATAGAATGTCAACGCCAGCGATATCGCGCATGCGCTTAATCGCAGCAACATCGATGGTGAATACCCATTCACGGCCATTTGAATCAGTAAATGTTTTCATGTTCAGCTTCCTTCAGCCCAAGACGGGGCACGCGTGGAATACGTCGGCTTTGCGGTTACGCTGACAGTAGTAGCCTCTGCAAGCGGTTGATTGATCGTGAAATTAATGATAGTGAAATCGGCATCAAGCCCCTCTCCGTTGCTGTCAGCAACAAAAAGCGCAATTGCTGTTTTATTAAAATATGCGCTTTGGATGGCCGTGAAATCGGTATCCGCAGTATCCCAAATCATCGTGAATTCGACGGTTCCGCTTTTCAGCGTTGCGACACTTGCATGCCAACCACTATTGCCGCGCGTAGTCACATCTGCCTCGTCCGTTTCAAGATTCAGCGTCACGTCCTGCACATTGGTCATTTCCGTTGACGCTGTGCTGCCAGCGGTCCCGCGATACAAGACACAATCCATTCCTAATACAATGCTCATCGTCTTACCCTCCAATCATGGCCGAAATCGACCTGTTAAAATATCGCTCGAATTCTTCTGGAAATTTGCGAGCAAAATCGAGCTTTGCCTTTTCAAGCGCCGGTCCCATAACCGGACGTTTCGGATACTTCACACGATCCATTTTTTTCTTGTGCGCATTCCAACGCATTGCGTGCAACCCAAACTCGTGGATTTCGTCAACGTTCCCGCCTCTGTACGAACCAATTTCCACAATCCCGGCAACCTTGTTGACGCTAAACACAATCGATTCCCGTAAAAAACCAGTTCCTTTCGCGTATGGCATTCCAACGGTAGACGGCTTTCCTTTCGCGCGAGAACGGATCGACGATCTTGCAGAACGGCGCACGAACGCGCCCAACTTCGCAAGAGCCTTAATCCCGGCTGTATGCGATTTCTCGCGCAATAGATCAAACCGATCATGAAATTTCGTTTTTACGATAATCATGCGACTTCCATTACATTCAGCGTTATGACCGCGGCGAAAAGCCCGCGCTCAAGCAAATAATCAGGGCTATATAATGTTGGCGCTTCAACGGCGACTTGCTTGCGGTTATCCTCATACGAATAGCGCCGAAAATGCCTGTAAATCTCGTCTGCCAGATACATCATTTCGTCAACTTCACTGTCGTCTTGGCATCTCTTGAAAATTCCGATATCAACCGAATATTCGCATTCATCCTTCGCTCTGGATTTCGGAGTAATGGTTTGCTCCACCGGCTGAACCCACACTTCCAGGTCCGTGATTTTTTCCAATCGGCTATGCTGCGCATAGACTCGCGCCGCCGTGAACGTTTGGCTGAATGCGGTTTCGTTCAGTTCGTTTTTGATTTCTTCCGCGACTTCCACGATCGGCGCATCCGTGCTGCCGTCGTTCGGCATGGCGCCCATCGGATCGGACCATACGGACATCACGTCTCCGCTTTTCGCATAGGCGGAAAACCAATAGCGAGTTCCGTTCGTCAGCCCGGTGACAACGACATTTCCGCTTCCGGTCCGCTTGAATGTTTCCGATTCCGCAGACCAATCACCGTCCCGCGCGAAATAGCGGACATACACAACGTCCGTTTCATCATCCGCCGTAATCGCGATCGTGGCTTGCGTATCGCCAGCCGTGGCGGACGCGATTTCGGGAGCGCCGGGAACTTCCACTTCCGCAGTATACGTTCCGGTCTTATTGGCGGATTCGATGACGTAAGACGTTCCCGATTTTACGTTCTCCTCGCCCGGATCCGTCGATTCAAGTGTTCCTGTATATGCGCCAAAATTATATGTGATATCTTTTTTAACGTTTGCCTCAATTGGATAATCTGTAGCGCTGGATGACATCGCCATTTCTACCCAATCGCTA